ACACTCGCCTCCCCCAAGCATCAGGCCCGAGCCCCGCCATATATACCAGCCCTTGTGTGTATAGGGTATTGACACACTAGCCATGGTATATAGGCAGTGGTGGCGGGTGCGGTCGGCGGGGGAGGAAGTGTCGTCTCCCGGGGGATGCGCGCGAACCTCCACTATTGCCCACCCGCAAAAAAGGTGGTGAATTCTGCTGTAAATAAAGTAGACATACAGAAAGGGTTCAACCGACTCTAAATGTTCGCGCGCCCGCGGGTGCGCATTCCCCGACGTTGTGGACAGGCCGATCCAGGCCTCGTATCGTGGGAGAAAGGGGACCCATTTTGAATCCCACTCCCATCATCTCCGCCACCAAGTTCATGCTGCTGCTGGGCACCCAGCAGGTGGTTCAGGATATTCGGAAATGGTGGGCCCGCGAGGATCGGGAAGACGTTGGGTGGGATCGGCTCAGCAAGGCGGAGAAGAGGCTCCGGAACACCTTTGCCTTCCGGGTGACCACGGGGATGGATCCGGCCACTGCTGCGCGCGAAGTCTTGCAGCTGGATGTGGGGCCCATCCCGGAGTACGAGACCAAGGATGGGTTTGACATCTTCTGGTCCCGCAACCACCTGGCGGAGATCGCCGCGCGCTGGACGGCGAGCCCGTATTTTCGGAGCTACGCCCGGCGCGCGCTGGAGCGGGCGCACAACATGCTAGCGGCTTCGGCCCCGATGTTCGCCCAGGTGTTGGTCGACGCGGCATCGGATGAGAATGCTCCCCGATCGAGCCGGGTCAAAGCCAGCCACATCGGGATACGTTTAGCGGGCTTGATCCCCGGCAAGACGCTGGCTCCCGACCTGAAGGGGGCTAAGGAGCAGCTCCGGGCGCAGGGGCGGAGGATCCTGGAGATCGTTCCCGACAAGGAACTGGAGCCGACTGGGACGGACCCTCAGGACCCTTACTCCCCAGGGGCTGGACCAGAAGCCGGGGGTGGGGACGATGTCTGACACCGACACAGAGGACATCCAGGAGCATCTGCTGTTCACGATGCGGCCGGTCGGCAAGCAGACGGAGTTCCACCAATCCCCCGCCGAATCCCGGTGGATCATCGCCGGGAACCAGTCCGGAAAGTCGACGGCCGGCGCCCGCGAGGCCGCGTGGCATGCGACGGGGTTGCACCCGTATCGCGATGTGGCGGAGCCGTCGATTGGGTGGATCATCACCATCGACCGTACTTTCGTCAATGAGGTTCTGCTGCCGACCCTTCTTCCGCTCCTACCCCCATCGTCGGTTCTGCGCGTGGTCAAGGGGGACGTGGTGCACATCGAGATGCAGAACGGGTCCAAGATCGTCTTCCGGACCTACGGCCAGGGGTGGCAGAAGTTCCAGGGGGCCCGCATCGACTGGGCCTGGTTTGATGAGGAGTGCCCGGAAGCCGTCTATGACGAGGTCATGGTGCGCCTGATCGCGAAGCAGGGGAACCATTGGGTGACGATGACGCCGCTGCAGGGGAAGACCTGGGTCCACAAGCGCATCTTCTCGAAGCGGAAGTCCTTTCCCCAGTCCCTCCTTCAGATCTTCCAGTGGAAGACGACGGAGAACACGAGCCTGAACGAAGAGCGCGTGCGGCGCGTGTTCGGGGGGATGAACCCCAACATCCGGAATGCCCGTATGAACGGAGATTTCGTCTCGCTCGAAGGTCTGATCTGGCCGCAGCTGGACGAATCGATACATGTGGTGGACCCCTTCGAGCTCCAGCCCCACTGGCCCCTTATTACCGGGATGGACTACGGATTTCGGCACCCGTTTGCGGCCATCAACATGGCGGTCGACGAGACCGGACGGATCGTGGTGTGGAAAGTCTACGCCCAGGCGGAGCAGCTCATGGTCCACCACGCGCGCGCGATCCTTCGCATGTACATGGAGCACGCACCACACGCAGTGGACACGGGCGCGGCGGAGCGGATCTTCAAGGCGATCGAGGAGCGGAAGATCCCCAGCGAAAGGGCGGCGATCCGGGCCCAGTTCCGCCTGGACGCCTCGGCGCAGGGGACCAGGCGGGAGCTCCTGCCGTACGGTATCTCGGCGGACAACGCGGACCGGGACATCGACACCCGGCTCGAGCGCGTGGGGGCGCTGCTCACCGACACCCTCGAAGGGCGGCCCGGCATCGTCTTCATGCGGGGCCGGTGCGGCCCGCTCCTCGACGAGATGCGGGGGTACAGCTGGAAGAAGAAACAGCCAGGCGACGAGACCGGGGGGAAAGATGAGCCTCAAGATTTCGATGATGATTGCTGTGATGGCCTGGGTTATGGGGTTATTCATGCGCCGACCCGGGCCCAAGCCCGTGAGACTGAACCCCCGGAGATGTCGCCGGAATGGCTCCGGCAGATGAGGGGTCGGGCCGTCAAAACCTCCCAACGGATGGGGAACGAGCACATGCCGCCAGAACTGATCCACACCCGGATGCTCAGACTAGGGAAGCGGTGGTAGCCCAGTGGCATCGTCCCTGAAAGTCGCTGAAATCGTCGAGATGGTGTCGCAGGCCCAGATGCTGCGCCGGGATCTGGAAGAGGACTGGATCGAGAACATCCGGTTCCTGATGGGCCGGTTCGGCCCCAAGCACGAGTTCGAGGATGTCGACCGGGTGGACGTCAACCTGGCGTGGGCCAACTTGATGGCCATCATGCCGACCCTTTACTGGCGCGATCCCCGCGTCGTGGCCCGCGCGCGCCGGCCCCAGGATATTGTGAAGGCCCCCGTCGTCGAGGCGGCGGTCCAGTACGCGCTGGGCAAGATGGGGACGCAGCGCACGGTTCAGCGCCTCATTGTGGATGCGCACTGTATGGCCATGGCGCTGGTGAAGCTGGGGTACCGGACCCGGGATGTGGAGGTCGCGGTTACCATCGACCGGGCCACCGGGGCCATGAAGGTCGTCGACGAGACGGAAGAAATCGACCTGTCGGAGTTCGATGTCGAGCAGCGGACCATGGCGGTGGGGGAGACTCCCATCCTGGGGCGCGTGTCACTCCTCTCCGCCTGGATCGACCCGCTCTGCGGGGACTTCAACGATTCGGAGTGGCTGGCGCAGGAAATCATCCGGGACGTCAAGGATGTCAAAAAGGACCCCAAGTACAAGAACACCAGCAAGCTGACGGCAACAGGTCCGATCAACGACCTGTTCTCGACGTCCAAGGCGCCGTCCCGCAGCTCCCCCGACATCAACGATGACCAGGGGCCCTACGCGTCCGGCATCACGACCCTGGCCAAGGTCAAGGACAACCAGATCGTGCTGTGGGAGTTCTGGCACAAGACGGAGAACAAGCTCTACGTGGTGTGCCCCCACCAAGGCGTGATGCTGCGCGAGGACGACAACCCCTACCCGTTCTTCCCGTTCGCGGCGCTCCAGCTGGGCGTTCCGGTGCCGGACACTCCCTACGCCATCCCGCCGAATTCGGTGTGGAAGCCCCAGCAGAAAGAGCTCAATAAGATCCGGACCTACACGCTCGACCACATCAAGCGCGAAATTCCCAAGCACCTGGTGGACGCGAGCAAGATGTCCAAGCAGATGCAGGATGACCTCCGCGAGGGCGTCCAGCAGGTCATCATGGTCGATGGCTCGCCGGAGGGCATGGTGACCAGCATGCCGGCCAACCCGGTGTCGGCGGACACCTGGCGCTGCGAAGCGGCGATCAAGACAGACGTTCAGCAGATATCGGGGGTCGCCGACTACCAGCGCGCGGGGTCCGCGCCAGAGGGGACCACGGCGACGGAGATCCGGGCGATCTCCAACGCGACCGCGGCGCGGATCGGATATCAGCGATACCAGGTCTCGACCCTGATCCGCTGGGTGGCGGTCGGGGTCCACCAGTTGCTGCGGGTCTACTGGGACCGTGAGGAGTGGATCAAGGTCACCGGCCGGGCGGACTGGGCCTATGAGAAGCTGGACAAGGAGGCGGTGGAGGGGGACTTCGAGATCGACATCGACGTCGGGACCCAGCTGCCGCCGGACAAGGAACTGGAAAAGAAGGGGGCCCTGGACCAGTTCTCCATCCTGGCGCCGATTGCGGTGCAGAGGCCGGACCTGCTGAAATTTGACGAGCTGGTGCGGTATCTGATGGAGAAGTTGGAGGTCCCGAATCCGGAACGGTTCCTGGTCTCCGATGATCAGAACCGGCCGCCGGCCAATCCAGAGAACGAAGAGGAGCTTCTGTTCCAAGGGGGCATGCCGATCTTCTCCCCCAACGACAATCATCCCCAGCACATTCTCATCCACACCCAGGGGCTGCAGGAGGCCAAGGATGACCAGGATCGGTGGAGGCGCCTCATGCACTTGAAGAAGCACTTGGACTACGAAGAGCAACAGCGCATGGCCGTTGCCATGCAACAGTCTATGATGCTGCAGCAAGTCCAGCAGGCGGCGGGGGGCATGGGCCCCCCGCCTCTCGGGGGGGTGCCACCGCCCGGCGGGGGGCCGGGCGGCAATGTGGTACCACTCCAGGGAGGCCAGGGTCGGGCCAACCCCGCCCCGGGGTACCCCATCCAGCCGCGCATGTTCAACCAGCAAGCGCCCAACCCCACGCAGCAGACCCGCGTGGATAGTCGAAAGGTGGGACAGTAGTGGCGACTTACCCTTTCCGCTGTTCGGGGTGCGCCATGGATCAGGATCACTTCATCGCCATGGACGACTACCGGAACGGATACCGCCCCGCGTGCGAGCATTGCGGGGGGCAGCTGGTGCGGGTCATCGTTCCGGTCGCTGAGGTCGGGACTGGAAACCGCCTGCACTACATGGTCGACCGGACCTTGAACCCGGGGGCGGAGCCCACGGTGTTCACGACCCGTCGCGACTGGGAAGATGCGATGAAGCGCCAGAACGTCCGTCCGGCCGAACCGGGGGATGCGCGAGCTCAAGTTGAAAATACCGCCCGGCGCGCGAAAGAGTGTCGGGAGAAATACATCCGGGAGCAGTCACAAAAAATCGACGCGGCGATCGACCGGGCGATGCAAGAACGAGGGAGCATCCCTTCATAGGAGGAACCATGGATCCCGTGACGCAGAGAGTCTTGATGATGCTGGAGGATGATACGATCGGGGCACCGGACCCGAAACCGACCGTCAAGGCGGATCAGGATTCGCTCCTGGTCGACACCAAGGACATGCCTATCGGCGACGTCACTGGCCGGTATGCTGCTCCGTCAACCGGAGGTGGTCTTGAATCTGACGCGCAAGGCGCCAAACAGGTTCCGCCGGAGGCCAAGCCGTCCAAGCCGAACGAGATGGGTGACGACTTGCTCAAGCAGACCCCCAACGCCATGGGCCGGATGTCCCGGATGGGCATGAAGTTCGACGTCTAAGTGCTGAACATTAACCTTACGACCCGTAAGCACAGAGGTGCCCTATGCCGCTACCGAACGAAAAACCGCCCGCGGAGGGCGAGGACACCCCGGCGACGCCCCAGGGCCGGAAGGGGTTGCTGGACGACTTCGACGCAGCCTTCAACAACGCCCTCACCGGCGCCGGCATGGACCCACAGGGGGGCCCGGAGCAGGATGTTCCGCGGGATCTCCGGCCCCTGAAGAGGGTGGATCCGGAGCCCGACGCCGGCGACCCGGAGGGCAACGCCGATCCGGTGGCCGCCGCGGCGCACGCGCGGGTCGAGCAGGATGCTGCAGCCCGGGGGCAGGCCCAGACCGCCCAGCAGGGGCGCATGTCCAAGCGGGTCGAGCGGTTCGGTCAGTTCCTCGATGACGTCGAGTCGAACCCAGCGCTTCGCGACCACATCCTGAAGTTCTGGCATGGGGACAACCAGCAGGCTGCTGCTCACGAAGCTCGGCAAAGCCCGGGCCCGGAGGAAGACGACCCCCTCGCTGAATACGACGAGAAGGATCGCACGGCCCTGAACCGGTACTACGATCGCCGGGAGCAGACGTTGCTCCGCAAGATCGAGCAGATCGTTGCCCCCTTCCAGGAGCAGATGGTGACATCGGCTGCCGAACGCGAGTTCGCCACGCTGCAGGAGAAGCATCCGGACTGGCAGAAGTGGACGGACAAGAAGGAGCTGGCTGAGATCCGGGGACAGTTCCCGAACCTGTCGCTGCTTGCGGCCTACAAGATCGCGAGCCACGATAGGGTCCGGGCGAAGGTCGTCAACGCGGACCGCCAGATGGCGGTCGTGAAAGACGTTTTGGCCCGAAAGGCCCCGGCTGAATCCCAGCCGCGGAGGCACGTCAAAGTAGACAAGCGAGAGATGAGCTGGGACGAGGCGTTCGAGAAAGCTTACTCTCAGGTGCGGGCAGTCGGTGGACTGCCCGGGAGGTGATGATCCATGCCGGGGCAGTCATTGACCCATTATTGGGGTGACGTTCTGACGATGGCTGGGTTCTACCAGGCCCGTCCGGACGAGATCCCTGACAACATCTTCGACGGGATTCCGCTCTTGGAATTCCTGGCGAAGAAGGGCCGCGTGGAGTGGTATGAGGGCGGCGATATCATCCAGGAGCCCCTGATGTATGACAAGGCGGGTGGTGGCGGATCTTACGCCAACTACGACGTTTTGGACACAAACCCGGGGGAGAATTTCACCATCGCTGAGTACCGGAGAAAGGGGTACTACCAGTCGGCGACGATCTCCGGCCAGGAGCTCCGGTCCCGTTCTTCGCGGCAGATCAAGGACCTGGCGAAGGCCCGCATCATGCACGCACAGATGCGGAACAAGGACGATATCAACGCTGATATCTATCTGGATGGTACGGGAAACTTCCAGAAGGCCATCGGCGGACTGTCCGCGTACATCAAGGAGGCGCCGTCGTCCGACCCGACGATCCTGGTCGGAGGTATCGCCGGAGCCACCAGCACCTGGTGGAGGAACTACTTCAAGTCGGTGGGCTCGTTTGCCTCCAACGGCATCGACGAGTTCGACCGCGCTTGGATCCAGACTTCGCGCGGGCGCTCGAGCGGCATCCCCGATTTGATCATCGGGACGGCCAACGGGTACAACTTTTTCGAGAAGGCGTTCCACGGCTCGAACAAGCAGCTGTTTTACATGAATCAGGGGACCAAGGATCTGGACCCGGGCTTCGCCCGCCTCTGGTACAAGGGCATCCCGGTCGTCTTCGATCTGAACTGCCCCGCGGACTCCGGCGGCAAGGATCGCTTTTTCTGGATCAACAGCAAGTACATGTACTTGCGGTGCCACCCGGACGCATTCTTCAAGCAGGATCCCTGGATCCGGCCTGCCAATCAGGAGGCCATCACTTCCCAGAATATCTGGGAAGGAAACGCAACACTCGTGAACCGCCGACACATGGCCATCCTGTTCGGCATCGACGCCTGAAGGAGGTGGACTCATGTACCCAACGATCTATCCTGATGGATTGACCCAGGTCTATTCGACGCTCCAGGATCTCCACCGGTCGGGGCTCTCCCCCGGCGTGTTCCGGTCCCTTCACAATGGGGGCCGGGTCTACCAGCTAGTGAAGAACAACCACGCATCCGCGCTGACGGTCGGAGACCCGATCTGCATCGATATGCTGGCCGCTGACACCGATTCCGAAGTGAAGCAGTTCGTCACTGCGACCTTCGGGCAGCCGCTGGGTGTGGCGATGGGGGATATCCCCGCGTCCGGCTTCGGCTGGGTGTGTCGGTATGGCTACGTGGCTGCTGTCCGGGTCAAGGGCGACGGTACCGCTATCGTTGCCGGCGACTCGCTCAAGCCGGTCACCGCCACCTTCACGCTGATCCACGACACCGATGTTGGCGTCGAGGCCGCCTTCGCGGCGCACGTGCGAGCGCTGGATGGGGCTACCGCTGCTGACACCACCATCGAAGGCTTCGTAAGGGGCTGGTGATGAAAGGCAACACCCTGGAAATCTGCGAGGACTGCGGCAATCGGTACTACTCCGAAAAAGCCAAGGAGCAGCTGGCCAAACACCACGAAGCCTGCGAGCCCCATCAGTCGGCACTGACGGAGGCCGCGAAGGCAAAAGCAACCCCGCCGGCCCCGACGCCGGCGGTGGATCCGGAGTGGGAACCGCCGGACGCCGGACGACGCCGGGCCGCGGCGAAGCCGGCAGAGGAGAAAACGCAGAAAGCAGCCGACCGGAAGCTCTGAGGAAGAGGGGTGGTGACGGATGAACTGGGGAAACTTCAAGGACAAAATCCTGAGCCGGATCCATGATCGGTCGCTCGCGGCAGAAGTGCCGGAGTGGCTGAACGAGGTCCAGCAGGAGATGGTTGCCGCTGCGCAGTGGCGCCACCTGGATGCGGACAAGATTCTTCCCACCGTCGCCCCCTTCATCACCGGGACCGTCTCGGTGACCAACGGGCTGGCTACGCTCACGTTCACGAACACGCTGCCGGCGATCATCGCCGGCCAGCTGTTCGTGGCGGGGGGCCACTACTACAAGATCCTCACCAGGGACACTGCCTTTACAGCGACCCTGGACTCGACCTACATCAGTACGACGAACGCCGCGGCGTCCTTTCAGATCATCTCCTACCAGCTGACGCTGCCAACTGACTTCTCCCCGCCGAGGCTCTATACGGCCACGATCCAGACGGGGGACGGCGTCAATCTGCTGCACTACACGCCGGACCATCTGCTCTTCGAGGAGTGGCCCGACGAGTCGAAGACCATCGGACAGCCGACGAACTTCCGGTTCCATGCCGGCAAGATGATCCTCTGGCCCCCGCCCGATGGGGTCTACAATGTCCGGATCTGGTATCATCGTGTTCCGAATGAATTTACAACAACTACTGCAGATTCAACGGACCTGGATTGGCCGACGGACTTGCGGTACGCCCTGCTCCAGGGCGTGTTCGCAATCGGGTATGAGCACATCGACGACTCGATCGCGGACCGGTGCCGGTCCCGATTCGAGAACTCGCTCCGCGCCGCCGTGGCCCGCAACAACCGCGCGCCAGGTGTCGGCGCCGGCCGGTTGCAGAGGTGGGACCGCGGGGCCTCGCACCGTCGCATGAACTATCGACTGCCGGAGCCCATAGGATAGGACATGACCTTCACCGGGAAGCCCATAGAGATCCTCCCCATCGCCGGGGTGAACAACGGCCTCGACCCAATCAACATTGAGGACCGGGAGTCTCCGTCCTGTCGCAACGTCCGGTTCCGCAAGAACTCTGTATTCAAGCGGGAAGGCGCGGCACCTCTCATCCCCCCTTCGGTTGACGCCGGGGCCATCACTGGGATTTTCGAACTTGCGAAGGACGATGGAGCGGTCGATGTGATCGCCTTCTCTAGCGGCTCCGCTGCCCGGAGGAACGGTGCCGTGTGGAGCTCGATCAAAGGGGCTGTTACCCTCACGGCTGGCCAAAACATCATCTGGCAAGGTGCGCAGCTGACGAACCTCCAGATCGTCACCAACGACGTCGACCCCATCTACAAGTACGCGGGGGGAGCTACGAACCTGCTGGCGCTGGGAGGCACCCCGCCGGTCAAGGCTCGAGCTGTCGTGGCCTATCGGAACTACCTTATTTTTCTGAATACGGAGGAGGGGGGCACCCGTCGCCGCGCGCGGTTCCGCTGGTCAGAGCTCAACAATGCGGAGCTGTACCCAGCTGCAAATTTCAATGATCTCCTGAACGCGGGCGGGCAGTTTGGTGTTGGGTTCGGGCAGATTGGCGACCAGCTCTACGCTTTTCTGAACCGCAGCATCTATCAGATTTCCTACACGGGCGATGACGTGACGCCGTTCGCGTTCTCGATTGCCCACCCGTCGATCGGTACGGTGGCCGGGAAGGCCATCGTCGAGGTCGATGGGGCGATCTACTTCGCGAATCAGAAGGGCATCTTTCTCTTCGACGGTGGGGTCCCCAAGTACATCTCGAAGCGGATCGAGGGGACCTGGAAGTCGATCAACTCAGCTCGATTTCCGTACATAGCAGGTATTCACAACGAGAAGCACACGGAGGTTCGGTTTTCGATCTCGACCGGGTCCTCGACCCAGAATGAGATGACCGTCACTTACGATTACTCGCTGGATCGCTGGACGATTGACGACGGGTTCGCCGCCAATTACTGGGCCAACCTGCCGGAGTCCGCGTCTCTGCAGCCTTGCTATGGTGAGTACGACGGAATGGTGCAGAAGTCGAACCAGGCGACATTCTTGGACAACACCCTGGCCATCAATGCCTTCGTGCAGACCAAACCGTTGGACTTCGGTACGCTGGCGCGTCGTCGCAAGGTCCGGCAGCTGATTATCATTTCGGATCTTAGCTCCACAGCCGGTGCCGTTGTTGAAGTCCGGAGCGCTTACGATCTTCAGACGCTCCCCTCCGGAGGCACGATCGGCGCGGCTCAGGAGGGGGCCGTCTACGATACTGCGATCTTCGATGTGGACGCGTTTGCGGCAGAGGGGCAGGCCATCCTGACCCACCGCCCTGACGGCCACGGCCGGCTCTGGCAGTGCCAACTGGGGAACAGCCAGGCGTCGATCGGACTCAACATCTCGCGCATGGAAGCGCTGGTGAAAGGAGACGCTGACGAATGACCCGGCCCGGAGAACTCAACTTCCCCGCGGATCAGCGGATCAACGACGAGCTCAAGCGTGTCTTTCGGTTGCTGCGAGGGGGGCTGAATCTTCACGACAACGTGACCAGGAGCCACATTGTTTCCTACACACACACCTCGGGGAATAATAGCCCTCAAACTATAAATATCACTGCTCTGAAATTGAGCTGGGTGCCCCTCTTTTTTATCCTGGTCCACACCAACGACGAGACTACCATTTGGGCGACAGCGGCCGACCAAGCCCTGTGGACGCCAGCTCAAATAGTGCTCCATTGCGCCAGAAACAATGTCGCTTTGAAGGTGATGGTGTTTTGATGAAGAGCTGTTGGCAATTCGTGGTTCTGGTCTCGGCGGTGGCATTGCTCAGCGCGGGGGCCCTGGCCAATAACACCACAACCCCCACCAAGCCTTTTACTTTCACTGCGGGTGGGACCATTCGCGCGTCGGAGTTGAACTCCGACTACGACACCGCCTACAACGAACTCCAGGGGAACATCGGAACCGCCAACCTCCTGGATAACGCCATATCGACGCCCAAGATTATCGCTAACGCAGTGACGGAAGCGAAGCTTGACTCAGCCGTAGTTCTGAAGCTCGAGCAGACAGGGGTTGTCAAGGACTACATCGGAATAGTTGCCCCGCCTGGGTATGTTCTTGCAAGTGGGCGGACTCTGGGCAATGCGGCCAGCGGGGGGACGGGGCGCGCGAACGCAGACACGCAGGCGCTGTTCGTGTTGATTTACATCTCAATGACCAACGCGGAAGCTGCGGTGTCGGGAGGTCGTACAGGTAGTGGGACTACAGCTGCCGAAGCGGCCACCGACTACGCCGCGAACAAGACGATCGTCATTCCAGACCTGCGTGGCAGAGTTGTGGCAGGCGCCGATAATATGGGCGGATCAACCGCCTCGCGGATCACGGTTGCCGGCGGCAACTTCGCCGGCACAACAAATGGTTTGGCCGGGGGGTTGCAGAACCACACGCTCACAATGGCGCAGCTGGCAGCACACAGCCACGGCGTAACAGATCCTGGCCACTTCCACACGGCCAAGCACACCAATAACCCGTCTCTCAACGGCACTGGCGCAGGGGTAGATACTAGCGATGGCATCCCGAATATGACGGATACCAAAACCACTGGCATAACTATCAACAGCGCCGGCTCCGGAAATGCGCATCCGATTTTGCAACCCACGATGATCTTGAACAAGATCATCAAGCTCTAGGAGGACATCGTGGACTGGCTTTCTTTGGTTCCTTCAGCTCTTTCCGCGGTGTCTTCGCTCTTCGGTAAGAAACCCCCGCAGTATCAACAGCCCCAGCAACCCAATCTGCAGCAGATATCAGGGCAGCTGAACCAAGCCGCGCCGATTTACGACCCGACTGGCAGCCAGTTCGGCCAGGGACTCATGCAACAGCAGGACCGGGGGCTCCCTCCGGCCTATCGACAGGCCATGTTGGACCAGGCGCGCAACGAAGCACGGACCAGCTTCAGCCAGGTGGCGGAGCAGTTGAACATGGAGCGCGAGCGCGCGACCCGGGGGTCGGCGGAGCAGGCCAACCGGCTGGGGCTCCTGGGCTCTGGGGGTCTCGGTGTTCGCCAGGGGATGATCGATCAGAGTTACGGCCAGCAGCTGGGCAACTTGGCGCAGAACGCACAGAACCAGTTGGCCGGGGTCGGGACCAACCTGATGCAGCAGGAATTCGACCAGCGAGGGCGCATCCAGCAGTTACTCGCGAGCCTCGAAGGGCAGAAATCCACGAACTCCGTCGCAGCCCGGCAGGGGCTGGGGACTCTCTATAACACCCGGGCGCAGCTGGGTCAGACCAACGCTCAGAACCAGTACCAGTCTGAGCTCAATGAGTTCGATATCGGCCAGGCCAATTTCGGCCAGGGGTTGAAGTCTTTGGGGGCCTTGGCAGGGCAGTATCGGCTATTCAACCCTTACCAGACGCCACAGGTTCCGACGCCAATCTCCGTTCGAAACTTGGTGAATAATGTCGGGGGCGAGAGCCTCTATTCAGCCTATCGAAGGGGGTATTGAGCATGCGGCGCAAGAGCTACCAGCCCCGTCGGTCCCGGACCCCGCGGAGATCCTACTCCATTGGGACGCCCCCGTCTATCCCCGGGAGTGACTCGTTATCCCCCGGGCTGGATGCAAGCACGGGATCTGCCGGCAACGTGAATTTCTTGGGGGCTGTAGGACTTAAGGGTCTGCCGGGTCCATTGCCGGAACAGTCACAGTCGGATTTGTCTAGCGTTAACCCGGGGTTGGTGTCCGCCCCCATTCTGAACATAAGCCAAATGGATGCGGATCGAGTGAATGCCCAGGCCCGAGCTCCGGCGGAACGGATGGCGGAAAAGCTGGCCGTCTATGAGAAGGCCCCGAAGCTCCTGGGGCCCGCGCTTTCTGATCCGGAGGTCGCGCAGGGGATCAGCCAGGCCTACACCGAAGGAGGGTATGCCGACCTGGGTAAGGTGTTCTCACGCACGCGGCGCGGGCAGCTGCCAAGCCAGATGGCGCCACCGGTTCCCAGCGGGGCGCCGCCCCTGCCGGGCGACGACCTGCAGGGTAAGGCCGACGCTATGGTCGCCATTGTGACGGAGCTCCGGAAGAAGGGTGTGCCGGTCCGGGAAGCTGCCCAGACAGCGCATGACCTGCTCCTCCAGGCCAAGCTGCAGGAACTGCAGAACCAGAGTAACCAGGTAGTTCAGCAGATGCAGCAGGAGAACCCTTTCGCCGGCAGCTACGAGCTGGCGGACCAGGCCAAGAAAGGGGTCCTGGAATCGCAGTACGCCGGCGAGAAGGAGCGGGCAGTGCAGACTGCCAAGATCGGGACGCAGACGATGATGAACCCGGGGAAGATCGCTGCAGAGAACGAGCGGCGCCGGGCGGACGAAACTCTGATGACCCCCATCCTCGTAGACCGGGAGGGGCGGAAGTCCTACGCTGGCGCTTCGAATCGGGTCGCCGGCCGGGTGAGTCAAGAGACTGCGATGCGGGGAGACATCAACGAGAATGAGCGGTCGCAAGCCCAGGCCAAGGAGGAAGGGCGGCAGCCGGCGGTCACGTCCGGATATGGGGACCGCATGTTCATGAAAAAGTATGCGGACCTGCAGTTGAATCCAGAGATCGCTGCAGCAACGGAGCGGGCGCGGACGACCCCCCGCGTAGCTCGGCAGCGGGAAATCAACACCATCATGGAGGAGTCGGCCGAGCGGATTGCGAAGATCCGAACGAACGAGCGGGTCCGGGGGACGGAAAAGCTCCGGGCGAGCAAGGCGTCCACACCCAGTGTGGCTTCGGGTTGGAGGTCCATGGTCGAGGCGGATCGGACCATGGGCAAGCTGGACCGCAAGAACCTTCTCAAAGATATGCTGCCCCCCAACCCGACTCCCCAGGACTACGACGCGTTGAAGCTCCGGATCGCAAAGCGCCAGCAGCTCATGGCCCTAGATCTTGCCAAGTCTCGCCCATCTGGGGGGCCGGCGAAAGCAAAGGACCCCACCATGGGGGACTTCGACTCAGAACTGGAAGACGTAGATGAGGTGGATTGATGGCCCGGCGACTCTTCGCACCGGATGACGATGAAGCTCAGATCACCAACGCCTCTGTGTCTTGGGCGCCGGAGGAGCCTGCAGCGGAACCGGCCCCGCCGCGCCTCGTGGCTTTGGAGGAAGAGGTGGCCCGCGCCAAAGCGGAGAGGGACCCCGGCGCCCGGCTAATGAACCTGGCGCAGCTGCTGCACTCTCGCCAAGATGAGTTCCGCCAGCGGTGGGGCGAAGGGGAGTTCAAGCGAATAGCCCGGGGGTTGAAGAAGAAGATCTCCAAGCAGCCTTTGCAGCAGGGCGAGGAGGGGCCTGGGTGGATCGAGGCGGGCCTGGAGAATGCAGACGTCGTCGTAAAGTTGCCGACGGATGCCATCGACTACGCCACCATGCCCATCGGGGCCGGGGAGTACCGCACCATTCAACAAGAAGGCACCCCGATGGAGCGCGTCATGGCCCCGGTCCGGGATGCTTTCGGCATCCCGCCCGCCAGCGGCAAAGGGTTTGCAGACCCTTACCTCCTCGGTCGGGCAGTCAAGGCCCCGCTGGACCTGGCTGCGGCATATCCAGGGTTCGGATCCGCGGTCGGCAACGTCGTGGGGTCGGGGGTCAATGCAGCTTTGGGGGCGCCCGGAGGGGAGAACTTCACCCCGCAGGCCCAAGGATTACTGCAGCCCATGCAGACCTTCGTCGAGAACACGTTGGCACTTCCTTCAATTGCAGCTCTTGCCGCCGGCCAGGATCCGAACTCGATGCCCGGGATCCTGGCGCGCTCGGAGGCCTATCTGTCGGAGTTGTCGAACCGGAACCTGGAGCAGCCCCTCGAGGCGTACGTGGGTGCAACAATGATGGGCCATTGGGGATCCAGTGGACGCCAGCCTGCATTGGCCCCAATGCCAGCGGGGCGACGCATGTTCGGGATGAGGCCCGAGCCTGCTGCACCCATGGCGGAGCCGCCGGTATCGCCGGAGCTGGCTGCGATCCGACAGGAGATGCGACTACTTCCCAATGAACCAGTCCCTCCGGGGGAGGCCGCAGTGGCAGCGGGCCCTGTGAACATACGGCCAGCCACCGAGGCCCCGGTATCGCCGGAGCTGGCTGCGATCCGACAGGAGATGCGGGTGCTGGGCCCTGAGGAACCGGCCCCGGCGCCCCCGCCGTCGCGCGCGGAGATCGCCGCCGATGAGGCAGCCAGGAAGCTTGAATCCCAACCAGGTGCGATATCTTTCCAAGATGTGGACGCCATGATTGAGCAGGCGAAGCAGGGAGAAGTTAAGATTTCTGAACGTCAGATCGCCCCCGGGAAGAAGCGGATCTCGATCTCTGGCGGGGGCGCCGGGCGAGTGCGGCCGGTGGGAAGGAGATCTCAGCGCCGGCAGCAGGGGGCTCTGATCGTACCCAATGCGGCGGCCATCCAACAGGCTTTCAGCAACTTGGGGCGGGCGATCAAAGGGACGGGGCGGAAGCTTTTCACCAAGATGCAGGGCCCCGGCCCCCAGCCAGCTCCACCGCCGGGGGCGCCAGGTGGCCCCGGGTCTGGCGTGCCTTTCCAGATCGAGACCTTGAATGCGCAGCTGACTCCGGTCCTGTTGCCGGACGTGTCGGGGGTTGGTGGGGCCCTGGAGAACATGCGCCGCTTCGCCGACACCTACATGAAGCCAGCGGCTACCGACAGTTGGATGCAGAAGACGGGACTCAACCAGCTGGGCATAGAAGCCACCCGGTTGCGGAATGTGCTGGCGGACTCGATGGAGACCTTCCTGTTCGGCAATGAGTCTGGCCGGCAGTGGTTGAAGGAGCGGTACCGGGAGGCCGGGCCTGATCTGTGGGAGGCGGTGGCCAAGACACGGGAAGGGCAGTCTCTGACGCCGGCGGAGCAGGCCGCCGCCCGGCAGCATGCGCCTATCTTCAAGCAGATGCTGGAGCCGGCGACTGGATTCCTGGATTTCGTCCGTGGCAGGAATCTGTTCAGAAACCTGGGAGACAAGTACTGGCCCTACGAATGGGGCACCATCGGGAACATCGACAGCCTGGTCAGGGATGAGCTGGGGCAGGCCCGCCGATCTCAATCCGGACCCCCGCGCGCATGGTACGAGAAGGAACCCAAGACGGCGCCAGAGAAGCGCCGCACGACAGACACGAGGCCGGTCCGGAACTCCGTCGATGTGATGTGGGAATACGCCCAGAGTGTCATCGACAAGATCGTGCGCGGGCAGATGATCGAGAAGATGACGGACCTGCGGGCTGGCCTCGACGAACGGGGCCGGATGATGCTGGACCGGTACGTCGAGAGTGTTGTTTTCAAGTCTCCGCACGTCTGGGATGCGGGACTGCAGCAATGGAACCTCGGGGACAAATTGAAGGCCGAACCGAAGCCAGGCGACACCTTCCCTCTCGACGGGGCCTTGGGTCTCGACGGGGCCTTTGAGGTCGTGGGGAAGGACTACGTCTCCCCCACCCGTGGGCAGACCTGGAAGGTCCGGATCGGGGGGAAGGACTGGCCCCAGGCGTTCTCGGGCCCTCAGATCGCGGCTCTCCGGATGGGGGAGAATATGCCTGGGGCCCGCCCCTTGAGCGACTCCATCATTGGACGCATGAATACCTTCGCCGCGGCCAAGCACATCTTCGGTAACGCCAGGTCTTTCTGGCGCCAGATGACTGGGGGCCAGAGTAGGCTCGTGGCTGAGACTGCTCTGCGAGACTACTCCTACGGCCATTCCCAGGCGCTCAAGTACTGGTTCAACAAGTTGCCGGCCGACATCATGGGGGAGCTCCGGGAGTCGGGGGTCCTGGAGCAGGAGAGCATTGTCGACGGTGTGGACCAGCGAGCATCAATGCTGCGGAAGACGCTCGCTTCCAATGTATACATTCCGGACACGCAGACCAAGGTCGCTGCCTTTCTGGCAGAGCGCAACCGTCTGCAGCGGACGGATCCGAACCTGACGCGCGAACAGCGCATGGACCGGTGCACAGACTTTGCACTGCGGGTGTCGGATGCTCAGCTGGCCCTCGTTCAGGCGCCGGCAGGGGGGCACCCAGGGTTCAGCGCCCTGGGGCTCTTCGAGAAGTCCCACCTGGCCCAGTTACGCCACGTTGGCAACATGGCGTGGGATGTCTTCAAGAACGTCAAAGGCCGGGACATCAAGGGTGCTGCTGGAGCTGCGGGCAAGCTCACGAAATACGGGCTCACCACCGCCGCAGTGGTTAAAACCATGGCGGCGTTGGGGCACCTGAATGATGATGAGATGTGGGGGATCCTCTGGTCGGAGCTCCCCTTCGGCGAACGGATCGCCCAGGTGGCTACCAAGTTCGGGTTGCCAGGGGCTCCGAAGCGCCGGGATGACCCGGTGGTCAGTGCTGCTGGCCTGGACGTCTTGATATCCACCGTCGCGGACCTGCTCAGCTCCGGTGGGGAGGCGGCGGTGGATGTGGTGAAAGGTCGGTCGTGGGGATCGGGGAGGGACTTCATGGATGAGGCGGACCGCAAGATCCGCAATACCTTTGGCGTTGCTATGTACCGTACTGGCAGCGACCTGGCCCGCAAGTTCCTGGGGTCCGAAAAGGTTTCTGAACACGCCACCAAGTCTTTGTCTACAGCCCCCTCGAAGCCGTACAAGACGGAGTATCAGAAGGATCGGACCCGGGAGAGGCGGCGGGCGCAGCGCGAGTCCAGCAGTTACTGGTAACATAAGTCAACCCCAAGGAGGAGTCCTATGACCTACCCCCGCATTGTAGCGGCGATTCTGCTGACAGGCTTTCTCGCCCTCTGCCTGAACCAGCCGCCCGCGCAACTACTGGCGTCGGACTCGAACCTTCGCACCGACGTCAAAATAATGTTCGCGGCGCAGACGATCACCGCCACGACCACCGTCACTGCGACTCCGCAATTCACAGCGATCGGCCAGTCGAAGGACATGTCGATCCAGGTGCGGGGGGTTACGGCCGGGATCACAGCGACCAACTGCACTATTCGAGTGTTGTGCTCCATTGACGAGACGAACTTTGTCGTGCCGGAGACTGGCGGAACAATCATCACGTTGACTGACGATAATTGGCACGTGGTGGCTGTCAGCGTGCCGTTCTGCAAGCGCGTCCAACTCCAGGCTACGAACAATGCCACACCAGATTCTGTCGACATCGACGCTATTCTGGCTTCTCAGTAAGGAGGGTCGCAGATGCGAAGGAAGCTGATCAAGTTACTGCCGGTCCTCGTGGCCGCGCTGGGCGTGGGAGCCATCGCGTGGACCACCTTGATGGACAACTTCCTGGGCATCCCCCTCGACGCCTCGATCGGGGCGCCAAGCAACGGCCAGGTCCCGGTCTACAACTCGACGACCAGGAAATACGAGGCGGGCGCGGCAGCCGCCGCGTCGATCCTGGGGCAGATCGCCAACGGCGCCACCAGCGCAATCACCACTGTGAACGTGACCGCGGGGCTCACGGGCACCATTGCTAGCAACGTCCTCAACATCTTTTCAGACTTCGGCACAGCGGCGGGTAAGACGGCCCAAGGCAATGACGTCCGGTTCAACCCCGCCCCATCTGGAGCCGGGAAGGTCGTCTACGACACCGGGGCCGCCTACGCCGCCACGGCTGCGGGCATTGCAACTACAGTGCTTCACGGAGGGGCCGTGCCGGCCTTCAGCGCCATCGTGGCTGCCGACGTGAGCTCAGGGGCCGCCACGAGTGGGCAGGTCCTCACGGCAGACGGCGCGGGGGCAGTGACGTGGCAGACCCCAACCCCCGGCGCGGATGGCTTTGGCGTTCTCGTCACCAACAACACCAGTCCCACCACAACCACGACGCAGACGGAGATCAACTTCCGCGGGACCGGGGTGACCGCGAACACGTCTTCGACGCTGATCGCAAACGTCGACATCCCACAGAACTACGCCGTCAACCGCAACATCGGCGGTCCCCGTCTCCTGGTCCCCGCATACTCGTTCCCCGGCGCCCCCTACTGGCCCGATCTGCTCGCCGGGGCCCCTTCCGTTGGCATTGCGGTCATCAACCCCAACTCCGGACCGTATGCGGACGCCGGAACAATCGGCGTGTACCAGACGCAATCCGTCTCTGTGACTGCGGTTGGTATTTCTGTGGTGGGGTACGTAGCCCTGACGAACGGGGCCAAATCCTCCGCCGCCGTCCAAGCTGAGATCGACACCTACTACTATCTCTTCCCCAACATTGACGGTGTGTTCTTCGACCAGTGCCCTACGTCCGTCGCCCTTCAGCCCTACGTTCAGGCGCTCTTCAACTACGTAAAAACCCAGAGAGCTGGACAGAAGATCGTCATTCTGAACCCAGGGACAGAGCCTCTCACGGAACTGTACACGCGGTGTGGGGACATCATCTGCACGTTTGAGGGGGACCACACGACGTACCAGACCTACTCCCCCGTTGCCTGGACGAAAAACTATCCACCTAGTAAGTTTTACCACATAGTCCACGGAGACACGGCTGACGGGACTAACATCGCGTCTCAGATGGAAGCGGATATGGCGCTCGCCCACCAGCGTAATGCCGGGTGGGTCTACATCACGAATCAGTTCATCGGCACGAACCCCTACGACGACCTTCCCACCCCAATAGAGTACTTCTACGCTGAGGTTCGGATGTCAGCTCGGGGGCATACGCTGTGGCAGACCAACGGGACCAACACGCAGCTGGGCCGCACGGTCAACATCACGGGTACGGGCGTGACCTCAACTTCAAACCCCACGAATTCCACGATCGATTACACCATTGCCGGGAGCGGGAGCTCCCCCGTGGCCGGCAGTAACATATCCGTCTCCGGGTCCACGGTATCCGTATCTCCCACCACGGCCGCGTCTGGTGACCTTCTGGCGTCCAACGGTAGCTTCTTCGTAATCTTGGCGCAGGGGGCCGCGTCAACGGCGCTGACCGTTAGCGCCGGTAACGTGTTGGCGTACTCCACCATTACCAATGCGATGCTGGCTGGGTCTATCACCGGGGACAAGATTTCCACGGTCCCGAACACGCTTATAAACGTGTCTGGGGACATGACGATTACACCGGTCGGCACGAACCTTAACGTTACGGCTGGTAAGGTTGTTCGAACCGACACCTTAACTGGCGCGACAACCAACGGGACCATAACAATTGACCCGAACGGGACGGGGCTTCTGCGCATCGATGCGGGACAGAGCGACCGAACCCTCACCGTATCAGTGACGAACTCCACTAGCGTCATCGTCAGCTACACAGCTCTTCAGCTGTTCGACTCCAGTGGGAGAACAATCACAGTGAAAAACGGCTCATTCACCGTTAACACAGGGACAATAGGAGCTCTTGGACTAACGTCTGCGGCCACAACGAACGACATCTACCACGGCTTCGTATACAATACAGCATCCGGAACAACGTGCCAGTTCGACACTTCTTCAACAGGTGCTAACCTACAGTCGAACCTATATAAGCGGCGCGTCGGGTCCATTTTCACAAAGCACACGAGCGCAGATTTAATAAACACATTGCAGATAGGGGACTTCTTACATTTTAACTACAATATAGCGTTTAGTTTAACGAACGACGGCGGAGCGGTGGCATTCGGGCTGACCGCGCAGACCCCAATAATTGTGAATCTAGCCCCGCGAATGCCGTCCACGGCGCGCAAGGCCTTTCTCTGGCTGAGCCTTAGTAGCATATCCTCAAGTTCGTTGAGCCAAACCCAGCTGCAGCTTTTCGGATCTGCCACGAACCCATCTGTTGTTTCTGGAATCGACGTCGTTACCGACGGAACCGGCGTATCTCGCGACACTGTGGTTATGGTCACCAACCCCGATCAATCTATCAGATTCTCCGTTAGTGGCGGCGGAACACCGACGGTGTCTGTCGGTGTGATGGGGTATTGGGACACAATAGGCCTTTAAGAAACCAGTCAGGAGTGTGGTCATGTACGCCCGATACGCAATAGTGTTCTTCGCACTGCTGGTTACAGAGGCTATCTCTCAGCCGTACGTCGCCGTGCGTGTTCGCAATGTGGATTCCGCTGTGCTGACGGTCGCTACTGGGTGGCAAGAGGCAACCCCTCCAGATTCGGACCCTGGCGTCGGCAATACCTGGTTTACGGTAACGATCGACAATTTTTTGGGTACAGCGGTACAGCTGGAAGACGGCGTGCCGGTATATGACTATTCCGCGGGCCCCGTTACAGTTGTAGATCGTAACGCCACGACGGTTTTGAACGAAAGGGCCGCAGTGGGGCGTAGGGAAGCCCGCTTCC